CGCCTGCTGCCGCAAGCGGAGCGGCGTCAAAAACAAGACGACCTTCCAGAAGTACGGCACCGGCACGGCGACGCAGAAGGCGCGCAATGCCGTGATCCCGCCGATGAACAACGCCCACACCAAGGTCTCGGTCACCGTCGAGGACTGGTATGCCGGCGACTTCATCGACGAGCTCGACGAGCTGCGCATCAACCACGACGAGATGCAGGCCAGCATGAACGCCGGCGCCTATGCGCTGGGCCGCAAGACCGACGACCAGATCATCGCAGCCCTCGCCGCCGGCGCCCTCAACAACGTCGACGACGTGACCAACGGCGCCTCGCTGGCGTGGGCCACCGCGGTCATGGTCAACATGGGCAACGGCGACATCCCCGACGACGGCGACCGCTACGGCATCGTCGGCTGGGAACAGTGGGGCAAGCTGCTGGCCATCCCGCAGTTCTCCAACAGCCAGTACGTCGGCGAGGACGACCTGCCGTTCCAGCGCGGCACCCAGGCCAAGCGCTGGCTCTCCATCATGTGGATGCCGTGGTCGGGCTACGTGCGCGCCACCAACACTACCAACTACATCTTCCACCGCTCGGCGGTCGGCCACGCGATCGGCCAGGACGTCAACAGCACCATCACCTACGAAGGCACCCGTGCCGCCTGGTGGGCGCTCAACAAGATGCAGATGAACGCCGTCGTGATCGACGGGCTGGGCGTCGTGCAGTCGTCCCTGAAGGTCGCCTAAGCGCGGGCAACCCGCAGAAAGAGAGAGATCCTCATGGCACTCATCCGGACCGACATGAACCTCGTCGCCTCGGGCGGCTACGGCAAGGTGTGGACCTACGTCACGGCGGCCGACAACATCGCGGCGGTCAAGGCGGCGGGCTACTTCAACACCATGAACGCCCAGCTCGCAGTCAACGATCGCATCCACGTCAAGGCGACCGATGGCGCCTTCGACGCCGCGGTGCTCACCATCGCCGCCGGCGTGGTGACGATCGTCTCGAGCGCGACCTACGCGTAAGGGGCGGGCGTGAGCTACGACCCGCGCTTTATGGGACTGCACGGCTCGGGCGCCGTCGGCAAGGTGTGGAGCTACTTCCACGCCACCGACGGCAAGACGACCGTGCAGCTGGTGAGCTACTTCCTCTCGATCTACCGCGACCTCACGGTCGGCGATCGCATCCACTGCCACTGCGCCGGTGCGATCTTCGACCTGGTGGTGACCGCAGTGAGCTCGAGCTCGATCACGACCCAGGCCTCGGCCAACTACGCCTGACGAGGGGGCAGCCGGCCGTCCGCTTTCCCATCCCGCGGGCGGCCATCACCTCAGAGAGGGCCATCCTCCCAGTAATCCCTCTCTCTTTTTTCGGAGGCCCCATGAGCCAGATGCCGATGCCGCAGACCGCCGAGGAGGTCGCATCGGCGGCCATGGTGCTGCTCGGCATCCGGCCCATGACGTCGTTCCAGGAGGTCGGCCGCGACGAGGTCTTCGTCGCCTCGGCGCTCTACGAGCTGTCGGTCAGCGAGCTCGCCGAGGCCCATCCCTGGAAGTTCTGCCAGGGCCAGCAGATCCTCGAGAACGACCCGGTGCCGCCGCTCGACCGCTACGAGACGTCGTGGCTGCTGCCGCGCTTTCCCAACGGCGTGCCCTACACGATTCACACGGTGCGGCTCGACGACTATCCGGTGGCCTACGAGATCATGGGCCAGCGCATCTATGCCGAGGTCGGCCTCAACGAGAGCCCGGTCGTCGAGTACACCTACCGCGTCGACGAAGCCTACTGGCCGCCCTCCTTCAAGATGGCGCTGGTCTTCCGCCTGGCCTCAATGCTGGCCAACGCGGTGACGCGCAACGGCAGCCAGATCAAGGCGATGGACGCCGCCTACGAGATCCAGCTCGGCCGCGCCAAGTTCCGCGACGCCAAGTCGGTCACGGTCAAGCGCATGGATCAGTCGCGCTTCCTGCGCAACCGGCGCGTCCTCACCCACAGGTAACCATGCTCCGCACCCTGCAGACCAACTTCACTGGCGGCATGGTCTCGGCCGACGCCCGCGATCGCCTCGACCTCAACGTCTGGAAGAACAGCGTCGAGATCGCCGAGAACGTCCGCATCCACCCGCAGGGCGGCTGCGATCGCCGGCCCGGCCTGTGCCATGTCGACAATTCGGCGGGCAACGGCTGGACGACCAACAACTGGTACCAGATCGAGCCCTTCATCTACTCGAGCGACCAGCAGTACGTCTTCGTCTTCTCGGGCGGCCTGATCACGATCTACATCAAGAGCACGCGGGCCGGCCTGCAGCAGCTGTCGACGCCGTGGCCGTTCGGCGTGATCGTCAACAACGAGCTCTCGATCGTACAGAGCTTCGACACCATGGTGGTGTTCCACAAGGACTACGAGCCTCGCATCATCCGGCGCATGCCGAGCGGCCTGTTCACCATCAGCATCCTGACCTACTCGAACTACAGCGACGGCATCCAGACCGCCGCCCGCCCGCCCTTCCACAACTACACGCCGGGCATCGCCATGTGGACCGATGGCGAGACCAACAGCCCGGTCACCGGCACCATCGGCATCCTGACCAGCGATCCGTTCTTTCAGGGCCAGCACGCCAACACGTGGCTCAACTTCAAAGGCCACCTCATCCTGATCCAAGGGCCGATCAATCCGGGCTACGCCATCGGCATCACAACTTCGGTGATCCCGGAATGGCAGACCCACACGCTCGACTGGCAGGAGCAGGCCTTTTCGGGCGTGCGCGGCTACCCGCGCTGCGGCGTGCGCCACGAGCAGCGCCTGTGGATGGCCGGCGGCCGCGACCTGCCGAGCACGATCTTCGGCAGCACCACCTACGACCCCTTCAACTTCTGGATCGGCGACGGCCAGCCGACCGACGCCATCAAGTATACCGCCGATGCCGACCGGGTCGCCGAGATCAGGCGCATGGTGAGCTACAACCACCTGCAGATCTTCACCGCCGACGGCGAGTTCTATGCGCCGACGCCGCAGAACGGCGCGCTGACCGGCGCCAACATGAGCGTGCAGCAGAGCTCGGGCTACGGCATCGCCAACGCGCCGGCCATCCGCTTCGACCAGACGACGATCTTCATCAGCCGGGCCGCCAACGCGATCCGTGAGTTCACCTACGACGGCATCGCCGGCGCCTACAGCTCGGACGCGCTGACCTTCATGGCCAAGGATCTGTTCGCCAGCGGCGCCTACGACATCACCGCCGCCATGGAAACCGACTTCGCCCAGGAAGCGCTCGGCCTGGTGCAGACCGGCGACGGCGGCATCGCCGTGCTGTCGAAGGTCCGCAAGGAGAATGTCGGCGCCTGGATGCGCTGGCGGACCGACGGCATCATCCGCGGTATCGGCGTGGTGCAGCGCGAGATCTGGGCGATCGTCGACCGCTTCCATCCCGGCGTCGGCTACCTGCGCGGCCTCGAGGTGATGGATCCCAATTTCCGCCTCGACTTCGCCGCCCGCGCCTCGACCGGGGTGGCCAGCAAGTTCTGGCAGTTCCCCTTCCTGGCCAGCCGCATCGTGACCTGCCGCTCGGGCGACCTCGACCTCGGTGAGTTCACCACCGACAGCCAGGGCAACATCACCCTGCCGATCGCCGTCTACGACCTCGAGGCCGGGCTCAACTTCCAGGCCTATGTGAGGCCGCTGGTGCAGGAAGTGCAGCTGCCCGACGGCATCAGCTGGGGCCAGCCCAAGCGCGTCGTGTCGACCACCGCCAGCGTCAGCCAGACGCTCAGCCTGGTGATCGACCACGACGCCATGCCGGTCGACAACGCCCAGCAGGATCCCGGCGCCGCGCCCGACCGCTACACCGGCAAGTTCAAGTCGTGGCGGCTCGGCTGGGGCACCGACGAAGCGCCCTACATCCTCAACCCGCGGCCGCTGCCGTTCTTCCTGCGGGCGCTCTCCACGGAGGTCGAGGTATGAGCTTCCAGATCGCCCTGATGGCCGGCATGGTGGCGATGAGCGCCGCGCAGGCCGCCTCGTCAGCCTCGAAAGGCGCCGACGCCGCCTCGGCGAGCGCCGCCCAGGGCCTCGAGGGCTCGATGGTGCGCGGCGCCCAGGGCCGCGCTGCCGCCGCCGGCACCGGCGTCGAGATCGCCGAGACGCGGTTGTCGACCGCTCAGCAGGAGATCAACCGGCGCATGCAGATCGCCCAGCTCTGGCAGGCCAACGCGATCGACGCGGTCGGTCGAGGTGCTGCGCCCGATGCCCACGATTCGACCTCGGCCATCCAGGCCTACAACGCCCGCCTCGGCGAGGCCGACATCGCCAACATCCGCTTCATGGGCGAGAGCCGGGTCAGCAAGCTCTCGTTCCGCCAGGTCCAGCAGAACCTCGGCGTCGCCGCTTCCGACCTCGAGGCCGTCAACATCGGCGACAATGCCCGGCGCACCCAGGACATGATCTCGAGCAACATGATGTTCCAGATCGGCGGCGCCGCGCTAAAGTGCGCCTCGGGCATGACGGCAAGCGGTGGCGCAACAGCGGCGCCGCGCACTGCCGACTCGATCATGGGTCTCACCTAACGTGGCCACCCAGTTCGACCAGACACGAGTCGTCGTCCAGCCGCAGACGCCCGAGGCACCGGCCCAGCTCTCCGGCGTGTTCGATCGCCAGGCCGCTTTCCTGTCGAGCCTGTCGAGCACCTACTACGGCCAGGCCCAGCAGCAGATCAGCCAGGCCTCGGCCTACTTCGATCAGGCGCTCGCGGTCTACGGCAAAGAGGCCGAGCAGAAGGCCGTCACCGACGCGCCGGCGATGATCAAGTATGACGGCAACCACAACGTCATTCCGCCGTCGAGCTTCTATCCGCCCGGCATCAGCACGCGGGCCTACTCGGAGAGCTACAAGAACACTGCCGAAGCGCTCTACCGCACCTCGGCCGAGCAGGAGCTCACCCAGCACTCCAACGAGATGCGCACCAAGTTCGCCGGCGACCCCGGCGCCTACAGCGCGGCGATGGCGGCCAAGTCGGAGGCGATGCGCGTCAACCTCGACCCCAGGATGGCGCCGTGGATCGACCTGCGCAGCCAGCAGATCACCTCGCAGGGCATCAGCGTGCTGGCGGTGCAGAACCAGACGGTGCAGAACGCCGCCACCAAGGAGCAGGCCGATCGCGCCCTGGCCGGCGTGCGCGAGGATGCCGGGCGCATGGTCGCCAGCCAGCCCAGCTCGCAGGGCGGCGGCGGCTCGCCAGCCGGCTACGACAACAACATCGCCAACATCACGGTGAGCGGCGACCAGTATCACGGCGGCAAGGGCCTGCCGATCAAGCTCACCGGCAACCCCAACACCTTCGAGACCTTCCAGAGCGCCGAGCAGGGCGTCGCCGCGTCCTACAACCTGATCCGCGCCAAGGCCAAGGCCGAGGGCGGCCAGATCAGCTTCGCCACCCTGGTCGACCGCTGGGATCCCCAGGCGACGCCCGAGATCAAGGCGAACTACGCCACGGCGATGGCCAAGGCGGCCGGCCTGGCGGCCAACGACAACGTGCCGCTCGACGACACCGGCAAGATGGCCGAGGTGCTGAAGGCGCAGAACAGGTTCGAGAAGGGTAAGCAGACGGTGCCCGACTCGGCCTATGCCGACGGCATCGCCTTCGCCAAGGGCGACAAGACGGTGTCGCCCAAGACCAACATCGCCGCCGACGCGGTGCGCCCGGTCGACGCCAAGTCGCTGGCCGACCAGGCTGACCTCGCCATCAACTCGGCGGCGCTCAAGAAGCGCCTCGACGATGCCGAGACACTGGCCCGTGCCGCCGGCGCCACCCCGGCCGAGATCGCCCGCAACCGCAGCGAGCTCGCCTTCGACGTCCAGCTCAAGGCGATGAGCGAGCAGCTCAAGTCGAGCTCGGCCTCGCTCTACGGCCGCGACGGCTACGTCAACCAGGGCGCCGTGGCGGCCGCCGAGGAGACCATCCGCCAGGTCGCCGCCAAGTATCCGGGCCGCGAGAAGCAGGTCACCGACGCGCTGCAGGGCGCGCTCGCCTTCGCCCAGACCCAGGCGTCGCGCCAGGCCAACCAGATCCAGGTCAACGACCAGCGCACCGCCGATCCCAAGATGCGCCAGATGGCGATCGACGCGGCCAACGCCAAGGCAGCCTCGCTGGCCGGCGACAGCGTCAGCGCCGCCGCCATCACCAACCGGCTCGAGCAGCAGGGCCGCGACCACCTGAACGACACCTCGCTCAGCGACAGCGTCGCCATGAAGCTCGGCTCGGCGGCCTTCCAGAACGGCGCGGTTAGTCGCGGCGCGCTGCAGGAGAGCTACACCAACCGGCTGCAGGGGCTGAGCGCCATCGTCAACTCGCCGACCTCGACGGCCGACCAGCGCGAGCGCGCCCATGCCGAGCTGCTGACCATCAACAGCGACCCGGCGATCACCCGCGACATGACGGCCGGCCAGCGCGCCTACGCCCAGGCCAGCATCGACAAGATCGCCACCACCAAGCTGCAGGGCGACTACGCCGGCCTGGCGTTGCAGGCGCCCCGCGGCGAGATCACGCCGGCGGTGTTCGACCAGACGGTGCGCGACGCCACCAAGCAGGGCGTCTTCGGCGATCATCCCGGCGCCGTCGCCACGGTGGCTGCCGGCGCCCAGCTGTCGGCCGTCAACCGCGCCGCGTGGGACAAGAACATGGTGAACGAGCGGCTGTCGGCCGACGCGCTCGACGCTGCCGCCAAGGGCCGGCCGATCACCGACGCGCAGAAGGAAGCGATCAAGGCCCGTGTGCCGTTCCGCCTGCCCGGCGAGGCCGAGGGACCGGATGCCAGCAACCCCGGCGCACCGGCCGATCCGATCGAGGGCCAGACCTTCAATCCGGCCAACCCGGCGCACGTCCAGCGCCTCAGCGACTACGTGCGGCGCACCGGCATCATGCCCGACCGGGTCAAGGACTCGACCGAGAACATGCCGCGCTCGCCCAGCGAGCAGGCCATGGCGCCGTGGGCCAACACCTACTCGACGCTCGCCCAGGTGGTCGCCGAGAAGCAGCAGACGCTGACCGGCATGCGTCCCAAGGTCAACGAGATCAAGACCATGGTGAGCGCCATGATGGGCGAGAGCTCGGCGACCTACCTGGCCAACGTGCAGCGCTACGGCGCCGAAGCGGCCTACAAGATCGACCTCGCCAACGCCTCGAAGACTTCGGTGAGCGGCGCCACCGGCCAGCCCAACAACCAGCTGACGACTGAAGTCGACAACGCCGCCGACAAGTTCACCAAGGAGATCGTCGACTCGGCGGGCAGCTCGAGCTGGTACGCCAAGCTGGGCGCGCTGCGCATCCCCTTCACCGACAGCTGGAAGGCGACCGAGAAGGAGCGCGCCGCCGAGGCGGTGATGAACGTCAGCCCCGACGCCCGGCCGGGCTTCCTCGGCCGCGTGACCGGCGGGCCGGCTGGCCAGAACTTCTCGGGCGGCATCAAGTGGGCCGAGGACGCCAAGGACTTCGTGAGCGGCCAGAGTGCGGCCTACCTGGCGACCGACGGCCACGCCATCAACGCCCAGGTCACCAACGAGCGGCCGGCCGACTATGCCTTCCGGGCGATGGCCGAGAAGAACAGGGACATGCTCGAGCTGGTCTCGACCGGCGACGGCACGACCGCCGAGATCCGGCTCAAGAGCTTCAGCAAGGCGACCGCCGAGAAGATGGGCATGGACAAGCTGACGCCCGAGCACACCCAGGCGATGCTCGACTCGCTGGTCCAGGGCGACCGCCGGGCGCGCAACCTGATGGGCACCAGCTACGATCCCAAGACGCTGACCGCCACGCCGGTGCTCGAGAGCGACAACTCGGCGAGCTGGACGATCACCGCCCGCGAGAAGAACACCGGCATGCCGGTCACCCTGCTCGAGATGGCGCAGAGCGATCCCCGCCTCAAGGCCGAGGCGGTGACCGCCGACAAGCAGGCGTGGCTCGCCGTCGACCGCTACTGGACGGGCGAGGACGGCAAGAAGCCGACGCCCGGCACGGTGGCGGCCTACGGCTCGAGCCTGCTGCGCACGGTGATCGCGCCGCTCGAGCAGTGGCTGCACGACCAGAACACCAACCCGGCGACCATGAACGAGGGCCAGACGGCAGCCTTCCAGGCCGAGTTCAACAAGCGCCTGCAGCAGCTGCCGGGCAGCCAGGCCGACTGGAAGGCCACGCTCGACAAGATGGCCAAGGATCCGACACCCGACGACGGCCGGCACGGCGTGATCCGCGCTCTCGTCAAGGCGGCCCAGGGTGGCTGACCTCCTCGACCCGACCAGCCCGCCCGCGCCGCCGGCCGGCCAGCCGACCAGCCCGGTGCAGCCGTTGCTGACGCCGCGGGCGGCAACGCCGTTCGTCAGCATGACGGGCAGCCTGCCGGGCGACCTGCCGGGCGGCGACTTCACCAAGGCCTACCTCAAGGACGTGCGCGAGCGCTGGGGCATCACCAGCTACCAGCCCGACCTCAAGGGACCATTGCTGCGCCGCGAGCTGCCCGAGATGGCGCCGCTCAACGGCCGCACCATCACGCCGGTGCCCGAGGGCGTGGGCGGACCGATCGAGCTCAACCTCGACCGCATCGGCGACCCCGCCTATGTCGGCCGCATCAGCGGCCTCAGCGGCCTCGCCGCACCGATCCTCGATCCGCTGCGCTCATGGATGGAGATCAACAAGGCGGCCTCCCAGGTGGCGCCCGACCCCAACTACGATCCCTTCAGCGACCATCAGATCGAGGAGGCCGGGCTCGACGGCCAGATGAACCTGTTCCACGGCTCACAGTCGCGTGAACAGACCAAGTGGCTGATCGGCCACATCCGCGAGAAGCAGAAGGACGCCGACTGGATGGCGCGCTCGCCGGGCTACAGCCAGCTCGGCCATGCCGTCACCGGCATGATCGGCGACCCGGTCAACTGGATCCCCGGCACAGCCGGCGTGAAGGGCCTGCAGCTCGCCGGGCGCGGCCTGGCCGGCCGCCTGACCGGCAACGAGATCCGCGCCCTGGCGGCCCGCCCGGCGATCTATGGCGGCATCGCCGACGGCCTGCGCAACACCGCGCTCACCGGCTCGTTCATGATCGCCGAGAACGCCCTGGTGCGGCAGCTCGACCCGACCATCCCCGGCCTGACCCTCGAGGACCTCGTGCTGCCCGGGGCGATCGCCGGCTCGATCGGCATGCTGACCGGCGTGGCGTCGCGCTGGACGGCCCGCGGGCTGGCCCAGGAGGCCCAGCAGGCCGACTTCCTGAAGCCGCCTGGCGCCCGTCCCTACGGCGCTGAGGGGCCGCGTCCCGGCGGCATCGAGGAGCCCGGCCCGTCCTATCCCCCTTCCAATGGCGGGGCCTTTGCGCCGGGCGCACTCAACACCGACTACGGGCCGATGCGCACGGCCGAGCACAAGGCCAATCCGGCCAACGCCGGCTTCACCGAGGCGCCGGTGGTGAGCCGCCCGGCCTCGGTCGGCCGCCTCAACCACGACCTGCCGGACGACGCCGCCGGCGCCCGCGAGCTGGTACTCAACGGCCAGTCGCGCTCGGCCGCCGAGTTCGAAACTGGTCACCGCCTGAACACACCCTCGGGCAAGGTGTGGACGGTGGCCGAAGTCGACGGCGTCAAGCGCTTCCAGCCGAGCGCCCGGCTGGTCGACCAGGAGTTCCGGCCGGGCGAGCTGCCCGAGGCCGAGGCGCCCTACAAGGGGCCGCTCAGGGTCGACGAGCACGGCAATGTGATGCCCGATCCCAGGGTCGAGGAGACCGTCGAGGGCGCCCACCAGCCGGGCAGCGTCGGTGCGGCGCTCAGCCCGGCCAGCGTCGCCTACCAGCAGAGCGTGCTGCTGGCCCAGGGCCGCCTCGCCC